GTTCTATATCCGCATCTATGACTTCATCTAGTCTATCCACTGGAGTGAAGTTATTAGTAGCGATATAGTAATTGTCACCCTCTTGATACGGAGGAAGTCCTTCTCTTAGTCTTATTTGATTAGGAGTTAGGGCACCTATACTCATCATAGCTTTAAAATACGTGGACCTAGTTTTCATGTCTCCCCTAAATATAGAGTATAGGTCTATATCAGTGAATCTGCCGCCGTACCTATTATTTAATATTTTTACGTCTGCTTCCATTTCTAGATTAGTGGCCCAGGAATCTAGAGTGTCTGTAGCCACTTCTAAATTAGCATTTTCTACATTTGAATATGTCGCGGCAGTCACATCAAAAAGTTTAGTTGGGGGAACGCCTAAAAATCTGGCTATCTCTAAAATTCCAAACTGGCGAGATTCTAAAAATTGTAATACGTCTGGGGCTATATTTAATGGGGTATATGTAATTCCCTCTTCTAGTATACTAGTGGATCCAGTTTTCCTGCCGCCAGTTTGTTCCGCCCAGGAGTCTTTAAGTCTTTTATAGGCATCGTCTGACAAAGTTCCGGGATGAGTTAATAATCCGGAAGGTATTCCCGAATTGTGAAACATACCGCTAGCCATATTATCTGCGGCCACTTGTATGCCTAAAATTTCTCTTCCGTAACCTACGACACCTTGGCCCACGATACCGTCTTTAGTGTGAAAATTTGGTAGATGAAAAACATCCCTTGGCTCTAATAGTACGGACCCGGCATTTTCACTCGAGTACCTATAGATGAGACTGCCTGTCTTAGTTCTAAGTATTTCCATATCAGGACTGTTTAACATCCAAAGAGCAATTGGCGCCCCAACGGTATTTCTCTCTATTTCCGCATACGAATTTCCGTGAATAATGGCCTGTTGAACCATGGCCAATCTAAATCTGAAAGCGTTAATCTCTGGATTAGGTGCCAGATTTAATAAATTAGAAATCGGACCTTTAATTATATTATTTGTTTCATCTTTTACGTCCCAAGGAAGTTTGGCAATCTGACTCGATATGTAGATAAGACCCCGATTAAACGCGGCCACTTGCATCGAGGAGTCTTCATTTATGACCGTAGTTCCACGGAAATAAAAAGGCCTTCTAGGGGAGTTTACAGTTCTATTTGGCTCGGATTTTCGAGAAAATATGTTAGACCAAAAACCCATTTACCCCCCGAGCAATTGCTTTATTTTCTTTTCCCGATTTTCTTTCTGCGACTTACGGGACTCTTATCTTTAGGCTCGGGTATATCTTCTATCGTTTTTTCCTTAGAATCAACAAGGTCTTCTTTGCCGTCTGGGATAGATTCCTTTTCTGGTATTTTTAGCTCTTTATGCGGGGCATCTTCAACTATCTCACCGCCACGTATCAGCCATCTATTTACCATATTGTCTTCTACTTCATAGACTTTATTGGCCTCATAAATAGGAACATCGGGGTTATTATAAAACATGTCCCGATTAAATCTCATTTTTTTACTCATAAATTCCTCCGGATAATAAGGGGTACTATAGTACCCCCTACTTTCAACGATTTTAGATTATAGAGCCAAAGGATAGGCTGGGTGATTCATTGAATCGGCTATAGCTATAACCGCGCCCAATTTAGCCTCTGTGGCGTCTGTGTCTGCAATGTCCAAAGACACCCATGCAAAATCTCCATTCACATCTAGATCTTCTGCCAAAACCTCAAAAGCAATCATGCCCGGCTCAGTGGCAAAATCCGTGGGTACGAAATTACTGGCCGCAGACCCCGGGACTACTTTAGTCCATACTGTAGCTGCCGCAGCTTTTACGAAATACGGGTTAGTAGTGGCTACTACCTTAGTCGTTCCCGCTGTCGCAGCGTTATGTTGCTGAAGCGTAAAATCAGTAACAGCCGCAGCAGAATCGCCCATAGTCACAAGGAAAGTAATTCGCTTAGCATTTTTCATGCTAATACGAAGACCTGTGTTTGCCCCGGCGCTCAAATCAACAGGAACTAGGCCCATTGCTACGTTATATTTTTCAAGAAAAAATGATTCCATATTAAAACTCCTTAAAGGTTAAATTAGATTAAAATGCTATAAAATCTGAAGGCCCGTTAAGGCCCTCAAAATTTCAACTATTATCTAGCTGCTAGTAGTACAAATGCAGACATATCGTATGAGCCAAACTCCGTTGTTACAGGAGCAGTGAACGGGCACTTACCGTCTAGGCGCATAGAGAATCTAAATGCCGTCTGTTCTTTATCAAACAACAAATGAATCGAAGTAGCAGACTTAATTCCGCCAGCTTTACGAATCATGTAGTAGTAAGACAAGTCGGCTAGAATTATATCTCCGACATCACCCAATGCAGGCATGGATCCCATCAAAGGAATAACTGGTCGGCCTAAAAGAGTTCCGTATGGAGATTGATTCATTTGGCTACCAAAGCCTCCGGGTCCGATGAAAATGTAATTATCGTTTCCATCAACCATTAATCTTAGCTGTTGCTCAACAGCGGGATTAATGTACCAGGCAGATCTAGCTCTACTTCCAGGGAACATTCTAGAATACATTTTAATCACGTTAGCCGCGACCACTGTATCCGCAGACTGACCGCCTTCGGCAGCGACAGTTACAGAAAATGGGCTAGAGATAATACCTTGTGGCTTACCCGCTCCATTGCCGCTTAAAATGGCGCTGTTTATCTTGTTCATAAAAGCTTCTGGAGCAGAGGCTTTAATGTAAGACTCTAGGGCCATCGCGTCATCTAGAAGTTCGTCAGTCGCTTTAACTAGAGCGGCTAACTTTTGAAGTCTCCAAGATGCCTGTTTGAAGGCTGATTTAGATTCAGTGATCGCAGCGCCCTCTGCGGTCCAGTAAGCCTGGATACCTTGGTTCCATGGCTGACTTTCGTCCACGTTGATTGTCAGCGCATTTCCGCCAACTTGTAAGGCAGTAGTGGCTGACATAAGGGATTCTTGAACTTCTAATTTTTTTAGAATTGCTTGGGAGATTTCTTCAGGAACTAAAAAGCCCCCGTCTTCTCCAACCTTTTCATAGGCCGTAGCATTTTGCATGAATCTCTTATCTAGGTCACCCGTTTGACCGGCTCTTTTTACAGCCATCAAAAATTCACCGGTTGAATTAAATCCACCAAAGCGGTCGTTTAATTGTCTGCCCACTTCAACTCGGGGAGTTGATGCAGAAGGCTGGGGTGAAGGGGATTGAGTTTTGCGTCCAGTAGTTGAGCTAGCTTTCGCCTTAATAGCTTCTACTTTTTCCAAAGCCTCTAGTTGAGTTGTCAAAGACTCAAACTCTGAGTTGAAAGTTTCAATCTCAGTAATTTGGTCTTCACTGTAGCCCTGCTCACTGGCTACAATTGATTCTAATTTAGCCGCTATTTCAGCAAGCCTTGCGCGAATTTGCTCTATTGTCATGTTCGGTCTCCTGTAGTTTTATTAATTTAGCCTGGTCGCGCTGCGCTTACTTGCGAGCTACTCGGTCCAGTATTTTGTTTCTTAAATCATTCTTTGCTGTATCCACAGCCGCCGTCTGAGAGAAATACTTAGTCGGCTTTTTGTTAATCCACTTAGACCCTATGGCCGAAGCAGCAATGGGCACACTGTCTTCCACTTTTGATGTGACAAATCCCTTCTCAATGGCCTCTTCTGCGTCCATCCAGGTCTCTGCCTCAAGTAAGGCTTTTATCTCTGATCTGTCTAAGCCAGTTTTCTTGGCGTAAATGCCTGTGATTTGTTCTTCAACATCCATGAGCCGGTTAACGGTATTATCTAGCTCCATTCTATTCCCGTAGGCAAATGTCCACGGCAAGTGAATCATGTATAAAGCGCCCTCTCCGATAAAAATATCGTCGCCAGCTAGGGCTATGATGGAAGCAATTGATGCGGCTAGTCCATCGATGTAAACAGTCTTTTTTGCCTTATGTTGCTTTAAGCGATTATAAATGGCCATTCCATCAAACACGTCTCCGCCTGGAGAATTGATACGAACCACAATCTCGTTAACTGAGGCGTCAATTTTTTTAAGTTCGTCAGAGAAATTCTTAGCGGAGATCATGGAGCCATCGTCCCAGAAATCTTGTCCTATACCTGCGTATATAATTATTTCTGCTTTTGTGGCCGATGTGTTCTCGATTCTAAAACCAGAAGCATCTCTTTTGACAAGCGAAAGTAAATTTTTCATATTTGGGATCCCCTAAATGAATAATGGGGGGACTACAGCCAGTTGTAAAGAAAAATTTAAACCCCCTAGTCTAAGGGCCTTATGACTATTCGCGCAATTTATCTTGGCATTCTTTCAGATACCCGGAAAATAATGCCGCGTAATTCGCAAGGTCTAGTAGCGTGTCCTCTACAGACTCGTCTTTTACAAGAAGTTCACCTCGAGAAATAAAACTGCCGACTCGTGAAAATTTGTCGGACATACGCGTCAAAAATCCCACGGCCACAAGGTCTGTAGTCGGGAGATGAACAAAGTTTGCGATATGTCGGAAATTGTTAAAAGCATTTCCACTAGTGCCCGAATAATCTAGATTTTTCTTTTCGGTTATCTCGCACATCCTATTACAAAATTCTTTATGGTACTTTAGATACTCTTCGTTGTTCATATTTTCCCCTTCGCATAGTGGTTAAAAAAATGTTTTCGTCTACATACTTTACATTGCCTTACTCCACTTGGAGATATGTACAGATTACTCCCGGAGTAGGGATGACCGGACGGACAATGTGTTTTATCCAGTTGTCTTTTCCTAGCCCCAATCATAGACTCAAAATTCCTCTGGATTCGTAAACTGAGTCTACTTGTTCATCTTGTAGCCATCCGGCCAAGGCCATTAATATTGCAATCACTGGATCTATTTTTAATTTCTCGTGAGATTTTCTAGGGTACACGTTTCCGTTATGATCTTCCTTAGCGACCACGTTACCTATGCACCATCTTAAAAGGGGAGAGCCATTGTGCCGGATTTTCCCCGACCTCATTAGAGCGTCAAATTTTTTCATAGGCTCTGAAAAGTTAGCGACATTCATTGCTATTTTAACCATTTCTATTTTGTTAGAAAGCTTTTGCGCGGTCTCGGTAGCATTCCATGAATCGTAAAGACACTCTAGGACTTTAAATTCTTTTGCCCCGGCCTCGCATTCTTCTCTTATGAAATCATAATTAATTGCCGCGCCCTTTGTTGCGATTAAAAACCCACGGGCAATGCAATCATCATAAAGCATATTCTTAGCCTCTCTTACGGTTTCTTCAGGAATGTAGCTCTTATCAAAAATTGAATACACATCTCCCTCTCTAAATAAAAAGGCGTTACTGGTTATGTCTATGTGAGACGCTAGATCCAGTCCCATCCTACAAGACTTTCCTTTAAAGTCTTCAATCTTTAGTGTTGGGTCATAGCACTTATCCCACTGGGCTTGATCGTAAAAGGCCTTAGCTTCAGAAATCCATAAATTCATGTGCTTTATTTTTATGTTGGGTATGTCAGCCGGGGTGACTAAAGCTTTATCTACCTTGGACCTAAGAGTAGTTAAGTCCACACTAACCCCCAAGTTGGGATTCGCCTTAATCCATACTTTTTCGTCATCCCAGTTATCCCCTTCATCTAGTGTGTAGACTGCGGAGAAAAACTGCTCATCATTTACTTCGCTCAAAGCTACTTTTTTAGCGTAAGAAGATTGAGAAAATCCAACCGAGTGGACATCTTGCCCGGCGGTAGTTATGCAAAGTATTAATGAGTCGGGTCTTTTAGACATCCCGGAAGATATTACTTCAAAGGTGTCTCTCTTCATTGCGTGTAGCTCATCGCACACAGCTAAGATATCATTAAGCCCATCGAGACCAGAATGCTCAGAGGCTAGTGCCCTTACAATTGAATTTGATTTTGAGTGAACCACACAATGAGCCAGTACTTTAACCCCCGTATGTTTTAGAAAGCTAGAATTTTTTCTGGCCATGGCTCTAGCAGAGTCTAAGACAATTCGGGCTTGGTCTTTTTTAGTGGCAACGGCAGATATCTGATTACCGTTAGGGTCGTCTAGGGCCAGGAAGTAAAGGCAGGCTTGGCTCGACATGGCCGACTTAGAATTACCTCTGGCTAGCTCTAAATGTGCCACACGAAATCTACGAAATTTAGTGGATTTTATTTTAAACCCCAGGATGTTCATCCATATCCAACATTGCCATGGCTCGTATATTATATATTTATTCGGCCAGTGGCCTATGACGTGCTCAAACTTTTGCACCGTACGCAGATACTTCTCGGCAGCATCCCAATCAAAATAAAAATCCTTGTTCGTTTCTTCTATGTCTCTTAAGTATCTCTCGCAAGCACCTATCACATACTGACACGCAGTTATTTTTCTATCCACAACCGAAACGGCGTACTCGTGTCCCTTTTTGCAATTAGGATGTTTCTTTCCTGAAATTTTAATCATCTAATCCCTTACCGCGCACCGTAGATATTTTTTCAAGAACATTAAACGGGTAACTAGACTGGATGCCCTCTAACTGTGCGTAAGGCACACTACCCATGTTAGCTACCCCTATCTCTCTTACGATATACGTTTTACCTTGCTTGGCCTCTTCCCACTTAGACCACTCAATGTCTCTAGAGAGCCTCACCCTATCCCCTATTTTAAATCTCACTCCCATTCATCCTTCTCCCCGCCAGACTCTATGGAGTGATCTTTCTTAAGAAGTAAGTCCATCATTTTCATGTATTCTTTTATCTGTGCCTGAACTTTGGTTAGTTGAGTGACTTCTGGAAAGAACTTCCACACTTCTCCGGACCTTCCAAGAGATTTATATGATCGGCCATTAATTCTTATGAACTCTCTTAGTTCTTCGTATTCAACGTGCAAGTCACATAAAATTTCTAGTGATCTTAAATGTCCGACTTTAAAATTTTCTCTACTTGTCACATTATCAATGAACTCCGCCCATACACATCTAAAGGTCGGATGCTTTCTTGGCGGGGGATATTTTAACTTCGAGGCTTTATCCTTCGGAGTACTACTTACTTTTTCAAAGTCTTCTTGTGGCTCGGGGAATATATCTATCCTCGGATCTTGATGGTGATAATCTAAAACCTTCTTAATCTTTGTTCCGGGTATTGTCCCCATTAGTTTTTTCTTGCCGGATTTTTTCTTTTTCTTAGAGATCGTAGATTTCTTTTTTACTTGTTTTTCCATTTTGTTTTTTCCTTTGTAATGAGATTGACGCTTCAGTGACTACTTCAATAGATTTGAATAAAGGCTTTACCCAAAAGTCCCCCATGATATCTCCAGATATTCCGGTAGTATGAAAAGCAGTTCTCCCCTGGCTATCTTTAAAGGTATTAAAGAAAGCCCTAACAGAAGTATAATCCGGAAATTGTAAAGATCTATCCCCGTTTTTCTTTAGAGACCTCTCGTGAACTTTAGACCAAAGAAAGGCTTTCTTATTACCGTCAAAACCCGATCTCTCATTTCTAAATTCTTCCCCAAGCAGTATTGTTACGGCTTTCTTTTGCCAACGAGTCATTGAAGTATGGGCGAGAGACCAAAACATAGGTCCCTTATATTCTAAATTGGGCCATTTGTTACTTTTGCCGTGGTTTTTAACCCATTTGGCTATTTGTGCGATAAACGCCACATCAAAATTTCCCTCCTCAGAGTCGTTCTCAACTTTTTTAGTTAGAGTATCTATTTCTTTTGAAGTCATTGAGTGGCCCAATTCTTTATCTGTTATTACTAGGGGAGCAAATTTTCTGGCGTCAAAGGCAATGTAATTATCTCTTGGCTTATTATTTGAAATAACAAGACTGGGGTGTATCTTGGTAGACTTAGTTGTGTCTACCCCTTTTCTCTCGATTGATATGGAGTCATTTTGAAGTTCCTTCATTGTATTTTCCATAGCAGCGTCATATTTGAGTTCATCAAACCATGTCAGAGTTGAGTCAGCTATCTGAGAGTTAAATCTTTCAACCAAAGTTGATTTTTTACCGTCGGCAGTATTCTTATGTCCATGAAGTGCTCTAAGAACAAGCTTTAATCTATTCTTTCCTGTGCCTGGAGCCCCGCAAAGAACTAAAAACACAAAAGCCCTGGCGAATAAACTCTCGTATAGCCAAGCAAAGAAATATTCTCTTTCTGAGAGAAGGGGGAATAAATGCTTAACTAATTTATCAAACAAGGCGGGAAGTTTGTCTGGCAGACTATCCCATTTTGGGTAATCCACCCATACCGGGGGCACATAAGAATTAAAAATATTCTCCTTCTCCCCGTCAATAACTACTTCCGTAATTCCAGCGGGGCCACGGGGGTCGTATTGCGGGATAACTAACCTTGCAATACGGGCGGCCTCTGGCTGTGAAAGATTATTTAATAATAAATAATTGGATCCGGTTGTTTTAACGATCCTCTCATGTTCATTGGAGACAAAGAATCTATCCTCTGCTCCCCTGGAGGTAAGATTCAAATTCAAAACATATTTGGCCATTTTTTCCGGCCTCTCCAGAGGCGGAGTTTTTCTTTTTAAAACCCCCTTTTCTTCTGCGTAGTCCCTAAGTATTTTATCGGCCTTAGATGGCTCAAGTAGCGCCTCCCAAACTTTTGGATATTTTAAAGCGTACCTTGCAAGATCCCCCATGGCGTATGTACAGAACTTCTCAATGCTCATAGCTCCTCGGCGAGTAGATATAGGGCGTTGTTTGGTTTCGTCATATTTTAATATTTCTAAATTTATTTCAGACAGTGCTTTTTCTAGTTGTTCTACTGTGCTCATACATCCCCTATGTATTTTATTATCCTATCTTGTGCTGCGTGGTTTAATAAGTATATCTTGAAAAGTTTTTTGTAAAGTATATATTTCGAGTGGCCCGACAAGTCGTCTCTTCGTTCTCCTATATCCTGCGCTGTGCTGTGCTATTTATTGGATTTCTTGAACGACTTGCTCGGGCTTATTTTTGCCTAAAATAAATTTCCTACTTTTTCGTCCTTTTGTCCAAATAGAGAAATAACGCTATTTATTGGCATTTGGGATTTTGCCAAAAAAGTAGGAAATATCCCTTTTTAAAAACTTCCTACAACATAGGCGGCTGTACCCATATACGTTGTACTGTGTATATATATATTTTTTACTCTGGGATTAGGTTATGTATAGGAAATGGCATTTTTGTGGGTTAAATTATTGTAATCAATAAGGAATTTTGAAAAAAAAGTGCTCTAAAAACACCCCTTTTTCTCGTGTACTCAAAATTAGAGGGGTCAGTTTTTTTGGTGTTTTTACGAAATAGCAAAAAATCTCGGCCAAAATTTCTAAGATTTCGTAAAAACACCTAAAAAACTGACCCCTCTAATTTTGAGTACACGAGAGAAAGGGTGTTTTTTGGAGTACTTTTTTTCTGCAATTTTCAGAAAA